CTGGTATTGACCCAGAAGCTGGAGAAAAACTAGCATTACCTTGTAGTACAAAAATAGGTAAATATTTCACATTAGGTGACTATACTGTTAAAAGTGGTAAATCATGTGGTCAAGGCCAAGTAACTGAAACAACTTATAATAGATTAAAAGATAATCTAGCACCAACAATTGATAAAATTGCCGAAACATGGAATAAATCAAATGAAGGTAAATCGTATGGGGCATTCCAAATAACTAGCGGTTTCAGAACTAGAGAAAGTAATCAAGCAGCTGGAGGTGCAATTAATTCACAACACAGTCAAGCTTTAGCTGCGGATATTCAATTGAAAAAACCAAATAAATCTGGAAATTTAGCTTTATATGAACATATAGTTAAATTAATGAGAGGTGGATTAAAAATGGACCAATTAATACTTGAAAATTCAGATGCTGGTGGTTGGTGTCATGTGTCACCATGTAAATATGAAAATGGAACTACAGAAATCAGAGGTGAAACGTTTAAATATACAGACCCTAACAATACAACTCATAATCTAGTAGAACAAATACCACAAGCAATTGGAAATTCAATATCAATTGATATGACAGCAGATATGGAAATATTTTTGAATTATTGGAAAAAAGCTGAAAATAACAAAAATGATAAAAATGGTGGTTGGGATGAAACTACTAAATTATGGACAAAACATGCTAGTCCAGAGGCTAACAATCCAAATGCAAGTGAATGTGATAAAAAACCAACAATTGCATATGGAATAAAATTATGTAATGGATATTTAGAATCTAAATTAATGAAAAGTTACAAACTATCAGAATTACAAGATGGCACCCAAAAAATAACAGATGAAACTGCAATTGAAGAAATAAGAACTAGAGCTAATAATGCAGTTAGAGATTTGAAAAAATTTATAGATGACCAAAATAATAAAGGTGATTGGGATAAAATTATTGGTAGATATAAATACGCATTGGTTGACATATATCTAAATGGTGGTAGTGGTAATTTTAAATCAAACTATAAGAATGAGAATCATAAACTTAGAACTTTTACTGATGCCGCAATTAAAAACAATTTAACTGTTATGTTAAATAATATACCACCAAGACCAAATGAATTGAGGCGTGAACAATTCGAAGAATATTTAAAAATTGGAACAGCATAAGTTGTTTTTTAAATAAAAAATTTGTACATTTACCAAAATTCACAAATAATCGTTTTATGTTTTTAGGAAATATTGTTTCAGAGAAGCCAATTAAAGTCAATGGCTTATTTTACATTACAAATGATATCACTACAATAAATAGAGAGATTCCAACGCTAATAATAGGTTGGGATTTCTCTAAACGTATTTTACCTAACAAAAATCTTTCTATAATAGAAAAAAGAATAGAAGAATTCCTATTTTGGACTTTTTCTAAGAAAGAAAAAAGAATCGAATATGAAAAGGATTTAAAAATCTTTGTTAAAAGCTGCATAAACGCTGTTGAGAAGAAGGTTAAATATCAATATATAAACCTTTTAACGGTAAAATGTGATGACATCAAAAAAATCATTAAAAATATGACTTCTAGGGAAGTCTGGAGTATTTATATATATAAAAATTCCTTTATTTATGGGTATTCTAATAATAGAATAATAGGCGTTGACCTGAATATTATTGATTATCTAGGGATTAACAGGAAAAAAGTATATAAAATATTATATTCCAATGGAAATAAAGTCATTTTCTCAGATGATTTTCTTACTAGTGAAATAAAAGAAAATGTATATAATAATCAAAAAATAATATCTTACTTATATTCAATTGAAAATGATGACAAATAACGAACAAGAGGTAATAAAGAATATAATTATAGCTTCATTTATACCAAAAACAAATTTAGACTGGTTTATTAAATATGTTAATGAAAAGTTTAAGATAAATGAAAAGAATCTCTTTATCTATGAGATAGAAGATAATGAATTAGATTATTTATTGACATTTAAACTTAAAAAAGACAAAAAAATTGATTTAAAGCAACATTTTAATAATGCAACAATTGTTAACATTAAAAATGAATGTATTTTTTCCATAAATGGATTGAATAAGTTAATTGAAATGGAAAGCAATTGTGAGGCTGGCAATATAAATTACAAAGATTATAAAGTAAATTGGTTGGAATATAAAAATAAATTAATTTTATGTAATAAGAAAGCTTTAATTATAAAAAACATAAAAAAAGTTGAAAAAAATAGTAATAAATCAGAAATTTAAACTATTTATATATAAATAAATTTAAACATTATGGTAAAAATTATTACAAAAAGAGTACATAAGAACTTGGACAATTTCCTTGGTAATATCCAAGAAAACAACCAAAATGAAGGTTTAAAACCTCAAACTCCAGCTCCTGTGCCAGAAGTTCAAGAAAAACGCAAAACAATCAAAAAAGGTTCTGATGGGTTAATTGAAAAAGTATCATTGGAAAGCAAAATTTATATTACAGAAGATAATAGACAATTATTAAACGATTAAGATGGCTAAACTAAAACAATTAAACGAGCAAGAAATGTCCGAATCTAAAAAAAGATTCAAAAAGCTATTGGAATATTCTTATATCAATAAAGAAGATGATTTATTATTGGATGAGGATGATGAATTACCTGAAGTTCCTGGTGAAGAACCAGCTGCAGCTCCAGGTCCAGGTGGGGAAGCTCCAATACCACCTGAAGACTTAATTGGCGGCCCAAAAGCTAGTGAAAACTCAGCTGTTATGGGTGGCGGACCAGCACCAGAACCAACCTCTAATGAGCCAAATATCTCAACAGAACCAGCTCCAGAAGCTGAAATTGACATACAACCAGAACCAATTCCAAACCCAGAAGCTGGCGGTGACGAAGTTGAAATTGATGTTACAGATTTAACACAAAAACAAGACGAAGTTGACAACAAAGTGTCTGATATTACAAATCAAACAAACCAAATGATGGGCATGTTAACACAACTTACAGATAAAATTGACAGTATTAAACAACAAACATCAACTGAAATTAACACCATTAAAGATGAAATTGTTAAAAGGAACCCAACACCTGTTGAAGTTCTACAAAAAAGAATAACAGTTTCAGATCCATTCAGTGAAACACCTGAACAATATTGGGATAAAAAACAAAGTGAAGGTCATTATAAATTGTCTGATGAGGATGAAGATAAAGGCCAATACGATATAAAATCTAGCGATATAGACACTAATTATAGCGACATATACAAAAGCTTTGGTCTAAGTGACAATGAACTTAACCAATCTTTAGCTACTATGTTTAAATAATTTTAAAAATCACTTGTTTTTTAAAAAAACTATTGATACATTTGCAATACGAAAAAACAGTAAATTGGGTTAAAATGCCCAATTTATTTTGTTAAAACTAAAAATAAATAATAAAACTTAATAAAACTTAAAAAAAACGAAAAATGGAAAACCAAATTGACCCAATCGAAGAACAATTCAGAAAAATTCAAGAATCAAAACAGAAAAAAAACAATTACAAGAAAAAAACAGAATTTGACGTAAAAAACTACCTAGACATAAAATTAACAGGTAAAGAAACAGAAAAAGAGCTTGATATTAGAGTTTTAAACTCAACCCAAGACCCAACCACACCTTTTGTAGAAGTGTATACACATTATCTACCATCTCTTAAAAAAACATATATATGTACAAAACACACCCCGAATTTACCTGAAGGTACAAATACGGAGTGTCCATTCTGTGACATAAGAGAAGAAGCTAAAAGACAACAAAAAGCGTTAAATGGTAGTGATGATGCTATGTGGAATAAATTAAAAGATATTTACAAAGCAAACGAAGCTGTTTTAAATTATGTTGTTCGTGTTATTGACAGAAATGATGAAGCATTCGGAATAAAATTCTGGAAGTTCAGTCAGAAAGTGTATGAATTTTTGTTTACTTGTTACAAAGCAAATAAACGTGATGAGATTAACATTTTTGACCCACACCAAGGTAAAGACTTAATTGTTACAGCTAAAAAGGAAGATGATAAAACGAAAGTTTCTGGAATCTCAGCTAGAAATGGCTTAACACCATTAGCTGACTCTGAAGAAAAAATCCAAGCATTAATAAATGACACTAAAGTTTGGACTGATGTTTATGGAATTAAAACTTATGAATATCTAGATATTGTTATTAATGGTGGAACTCCTTATTTTGATAAATCAACCAACAAATGGATTGACAAAAAAGAAAAGGATGAAGCTGAAAAAGCAATGGAAGAAGAATATAATGAGGTTGAAGAATCTGAAGGAGATGAAACTGCAATCGTGGAAACTCCAATAACAACGCCAACAGTTGCTCAAACTGTAACCCCAACCCCAACCGTGACTCCAACAACTGAAGTTACACCAATGGTTAAACCAGTAGAAGACGACTTACCGTTTTAAATAAAAACAATCCAATTAAATATTTAGTTGGATGTTTTCATTTTATGTAAAATGAATATAGTTGACATAAAAAATATGATCGAAAATGGTGATAAGAGAAAGTGTAAACAATGTAACACAGAATTGCCAATAACAGAATTTTATATTAAAACAAATAAAATAACTGGAAATTGTAGATTTAACTCACCATGTAAAAAATGTTTCGATTCAAAAAGAGATAAAAATTACTATAAAATATATAATAGAAAATTAAAATACAATTTATCTGAAGCACAATATGATAACATGTTATTAGAACAAAATAATTGTTGCGCTATTTGTGGTGTTCATAAAGATAATAATAAAAAAGAATTTTCGGTTGATCATTGCCATGAAAATGGTAAAATTAGGGGTTTATTATGTAATAATTGTAATGTCGCTCTTGGACTTTTTAAAGATAATATTAATATAATGAAAAATGCAGTGGTTTATTTAAATAATAATAATGAAATTACACAATCTAAATAAATAAATTTTATGGAAGTAAAAATTAAAAAATTAAATGGCTTGGCTGTTATACCTGAATATGCAAAGGCAGGGGATGCTGGCTTGGATTTTACAGCAACAAGAATAATTTCAGAAACTGAAGATTCAATAGTATATGGCACCGACATCGCAATTGAAATACCAGAAGGTTATGTTGGATTATTATTCCCAAGATCATCAATACGTAAATATGAATTAATGTTAAAAAACTCAGTTGGTGTTATTGATTCAGGTTATAGAGGTGAAATGATGGCAACTTTTCAAAAGACTAACGGAAATTATTCTACCAAATATGGTTTAAATGAGAGAATTTTCCAATTAATTATAATGGCATATCCAAAAATAGAATTGGTAATATCCGAGGAACTATCTGAAACTGAACGAAATGAAGGTGGTCATGGACATACAGGTAAATAATTAACAATTATTCACTAAAAATAAATTGTTTTAATCTAAAAATAAATGTACATTTGTACAAATTAATCGTTTTGTGTTTAATAAAAATTTTATATAAAAAATTATGGCTAACAAGCAACCAGTAAAAAAGAAAGACATATCAACATTATCTTCAACATTTGAAGATAAAATGAAAAAATTAAGCGAATATAAAGAAATTAATAAGTTAAATGGTGTTAAAGACAAAGACCTTGAATGGATTGTTATGCCAGAGGCTTTTTATGATGCCCTTAAAATACCAGGAATACCTAAAGGTTTCTTTAGTATGGTTCGTGGTTTACCAGATACGGGTAAATCAACAATTAAATTGTGTTATATAGCTCAATTACAAAGACAAGGCATATTGCCAGTTATTTTTGAAACTGAAGGGAATTTCCCATGGGATCATGCTAAAATGTGTGGTGTTCAATTTGAAGATGTTTATGAAGAAGTGTTAAATGAAGAAACTGGTGAACTTGAAAATAAAGTAGTTGACCATAAAGGTTTCTTTTTATATTATGACCAGGAAATACTTTTCAGACAATATGGCAAAATGGACTATGCACAAGGTAAAGAATTATCTAAACCAAATAGAAAAATAGCTGTATTGGAAGATGTCGCATACGCAATTAATGATTTGCTCGATAAACAAGGGTCTAACATTGATGAAGGTGAAATTGATTTTGAAATGGGTTTCGTATGGGATTCTGTTGGTTCATTACCATCATATAGGTCGGTAATGTCAAAAACAGGTAATAACATGTTCGATGCTGGTGCTTTAAAACAAAGTTTCAATTCTATTATCACAAATAGAATTCCAATGTCTAGAAAAGAATCTAGTTTATATACAAACACATTCTTAGTTATAAACAAAGTTTGGATTGATAGCATGCAAATGGGTCAACCACAAATGAAAAACTCTGGTGGAGAAGGATTTAACTATGCAGTTAGATTGAGAATAGAAGTTGGTGGAATTCAAGGTGCTGGCGTTGCAAGATTAAAGGCAACTTCAGGTGGTGCAGACTATTATTTTGGAACACAAACTAAAATAAAAGTAACCAAAAACCACGTAAACGATATTACATATGAAGGTAAAATATGTTCGTTATCACATGGTTTGTGGAATCCAGATAAAATTGATGAATATAAAAAACAATATACAAAATATTTGTTAGATAAACTATCAAGCGTATATAAAAAAGATTTTGGAAATGCGTCCATTGAAATACAAAAAGAAGGTGATGAGGATGGAACACCAAACATACCAAAAAAACTATCAAAAGAGGAATTAGAAGATTAAACAAGAGTAGATAACTTAAATTAAAAAAGATGATTAAAGAGTACAAAAAAAATTTCAATGAGATTGATTATAGATTTTCATTTTCTATAACGATTGATGATTTGGAAAACAAAATTGAAAACATTATAGTTGTTAAAAGAGATTTTAACATCTATAATTTAGATGAACAGTCGCTGAATTCGATTGAATTAAAAGAAACAATTGATGATGTTGTTAATTTAATTAACAGAGATTTGAAGTCTAAGTCGAGAGTTTATATGTGGTACAATTATGATGAAAATTATGATGTTCCAGAGTTTTCAACCCCGATACCAGAAGTATCACAAACGAATTTTAAATTCACTCTATATGATAGAGGTAAAATGGTAATTCAAAAGATTTGGTCTGGCGATGCATATCCATTTTCTGTAAGAAACAGTGTTGATCTTACAAATAAGAAATATAAACACGAATACAATAGAAATATTGAAATGGACTTCACAAAACAGATTGCTCAAAAAGCAGCCGCTGACAGACCAGATTTGACATTAATTATTATGAAACTCATATCTAGCACATGTTCTTCTTCTTATTCAAGAGAAGATAATAAGAAATACATAAATAAGTTATACATTCCAGAACTTAAATTAGAGGAAATGGTGATTAATGAAAAATTAAAAGGTTCTTATTCATTTATCGGTGATAAGGTGATTCCAACAAACCAAACAGATGAAAAGTCAACGTATGAAGGATACGCAACCAAATGTAAATTTGGTGAGAAAGAGTACGACTTGGCACCAAGAAGAAATTGATTTTTAATTAATAGACTAAAAAAACACAAGACCTGTGGTGATTTATTCACCATGGGTTTTTAAAAATTTAAAAATGGAAAATAAAAGAAGCGATTTAGGTTTTTTAGGCCCTGAATTTCAATATAGACTAGCACATAACTTCATGTTAGATAAGAAATTTTTTAGGGATACACGTCAAATGATTGTTGAAAATATGTTTACTGAGCCAAATATAAAGCGATTTATAAGTGGTTTGATAGATTATTATGATAAGTATGACTGTGTGGCATCATATGAAGAAATCGAAATTCATATGAAAAGCGCAAGTAAAACCGACCAAGAACTTGAATATATTGAAGCTACAATCAATAAGATAAAAAATACAACTAATGAGGGTACTATATCTATTAAAGAAAAAGCCCATAAATTTTTTAAACAACAAAATTTAACAAAAGTTGTAAATCAAATTACAGATATCATTAAAGTTGGCGATATTGATAGATACCCAGAGTGTGAAGATTTAATTAGGGGTGCCTTGGCCATTGGGAATAAAGATGAAACTGGAATTAGACTTAGGGATAACCTAGGTGAGGTTCTTTCTGAAGATTATAGACGAACTATCCCCACAGGGATTAATGGTATTGATAATACACTTGAAGGTGGTTTAGGTAAAGGGGAGTTAGCGGTACTTATCGGTCCAAGTAGTTTCGGTAAAACATCTATGACAACTGGGATTGCCAATTATGCAGCTAGAAATGGATTTAAAGTGCTTCAGATAGTATTTGAAGATAAAGAAAAACAAATTCAAAGAAAACACATAGCAAGGATTACTGGTATTGAGTCAAGAAATTTATCAAAACCAGAAAACCTACAAACTGTTAAAGATTTAATGGCGATTACAGATGATTATGATGAAAACCTGATGATTAAGAAATTTAATACTGGTGAAATAAGTGTACCATATTTAAGAAGTTACATTAAAAAATTAACAAATACTGGGTTTATACCCGATTTAGTTATATTAGATTATTTCGAATGTTTAACCCCATCCAAAAATTATAAAGATCAATGGACTGGCGAAGGGTATACAATGAGAGAATTGGAATCATTAGCTTCGGATATGGATTTTGCTTTATGGGTTCCAACACAAGGAACTAAAGATTCATTAACAGTTGAAATTGTAACAATGGATAAGGCTGGTGGTTCGTTCAAGAAAATCCAAATAGCACACATAGTAATATCAATTTCTAGGGGTGTTGAAGATATCGAAAGAAACATTGCAAATATTGCTATTTTGAAAAATAGGTCTGGTAAGTCTGGGCTAATAATGGAAGGTGTTTATTTTAATAACGGAACATGTGTGGTAGACACAGAACGAAATGGGAATACAACATATAATTCAACTG